TACTGTTAGATTACCAGTAACTGTTAAATTACCAGCTGCAGATATATTAGTAGAAGTAATATCATCCGAAGTTAGTGTACCACTAACAGTAGCATTATTAAATGTAACATTGTCTGATGTACCAACTGCTTGGCCAATACTTATTTGGCCATTAGAAATTGCGACGCCCGTACCCGCGGAGATGTGTGCTCGCACCTCGGCCGCACTCGGGCCTGTATATGTTATAACACCTGTACTATTATTATATGCTAATGAACCATCACCACCAGCATCTGTAACTGATATTGCTTGACGGGCATTTGAATTATTATATTGAGTTATTGAACTAGATATTACACCAGTAGAACTATTATAAGATACACCCGTACCCGCGCTTACGGCCGCTCTCGCACGTGCGTCTGTATAGTATAGATTAGTTGAACCTTCTGTTAAATCGTCTGTATCAAATCCAGTTAAGTTTCTAGTTAAGAAACTAGCTTTATTACCCATATATCCATGTGCTGAACATTGGTAATATAGACACATTGGTGTGTCACCAGTAGGTACAATTTGTGTATATGCACCGGATGAACCAGGTGTTCCGTTAGTTGTTACGCCTGCGGTATAAGCAGTAGTTTTATCTGCTTCGTAATAAAATCTAAGTGGATGACCTGAGTTAGAAGAATCAGATTGATCGAATCGATATGTATTTCCAGGAACTAAATTAAAGTGTGGCGATTCTATGCCATTAATATTATATCCTGAGCTTGATCCACTCCCATGATATGCATGATCAGTTGTTTTTGTTACAACCTTTACAGTTAAAGATAATGTTTGGGATTTTCTTATCTTAAAATAAGAATCCGTTGCAGAACCTATTTGAACTATAGAGTCTAAAGAACCTTCGGTTGTTTTAGCGTATAATTTTCCATCATACGTGTTTAACGCTAACTCACCTAAGTTTAAATTACTAGTAGTTGGAATAGCTCCGGCTGTAGCCGAACGCCTTAGTCTAATGTCGCTCTTTCTTGCCAATTTTGGCTCCTATTTTCAATCTCTATATAGAGAATCTTTATAAAAAATGTTTTACAAACACATATATATGTGTTATAATATATTTATATTAGTATGTACCACCATCTATAATGTTAGTAACAATTGGAACACCAGAAGCATTAAATTGTACAAAGTCTCCAGTAGTTCCTAAAGAGCTTGTTAAATAAGATAATGCTGTACCACCAGCGTTTGATATAATTACTGCGTCTCCAGTAAATGATCTAACACCAGTACCACCTTCGTCTACGGTTAATCCTGTACCATTTGATAGATTTAATCTTCCGGTAATAGTTGTAGCACCGGAAATACTTACATCATCATCAATAGTAGTTGTACCACCAGCTGAATCAATTGTTAAGTTACCTGATGTGGTATCAATCTCGTTATCACCTGTAATACCAACTTGGACATTACCTGCGTAAACCCCACCGAACTGAGCATCATGCCATGGTGATGATGCGTTATCTCCGCCGGATAAATCCTCATCTTTTGTGAATGAGAATCTTTCTGTTTGTATATCTAAACCAAAGAAACCAGTTTTAACTGCTGAACCGTTATGATACTTAAATCTAATACCACGGTCAAGAGCATCTTGAGAAGTGGTATCTTTTGCTAACTCGATCATCGGATCGGTTAGAGTTGTCTCAGATGAATTAACTGTAGTTGTTGTACCGTTAACTGTTAGGTTTCTTCCAACGATTAAGTCACCACCTGTAGTAACTGTATCTGTTGTACCATTACCTAATACGGTATCACCGTTAACTTGTAAATCTGTTGTAACTGTTAAATCATTTCCGATTGTAACATCATTTGGTAATCCGATTATAACTTTAACATCAGTACCAACTTTAGTAACTGCTGTTTCGATCTCGGCTGTTGTACCAAGAATCTGTAGGTCATCTGATAACAATGCAACGTCTTGAGAACCAGCATCACCATCTATTGTAAGAGCAGTAGCAACATTAACTGTTCCTGCTGCTGTTAATCGACCTTGTTGATCAACTGTAAATGTTGGAATTGCTGTAGTAGAACCATACGATCCTGCTGTAACTGCGGTATCATCTAGGTCAATACTAACTGCATTACCTGAAGCAGTTGTTGTAATACCTGTGTCACCTGAAAGTGTTAGTGTTTCCTCAGCTGTTGCTGCTCCACCGAATACGTCAATTGCAATTGTACCTGAATCACCAGCAACTGAAAGATCTAATGTATCTACAAATTCTTTAACACCTTGTGCTGTAAGCAATTGGGCATCAGTTGGGGTATTAGGCATTGCTGTTTCAATGCTTGTTACTATCTGACCTGAACCACCTGTGGATTCAAGTGCTAATGCACCTATATTTAATTCATTTACGTGTTTATTAGCATCTAAGATAAGTGCACTAGATGCTGTTGCTGTACCATGTGCATGGTCCAACATTTGAGTGAAATACTTACCACCGACTATATCTACGGAAGAAGCAACACCACCGCTTTCCGTTCCTGATCCGATGTATAATCTTTCACCTGCTTGTCCTTGACCTTTATTGGATTGCTCATACGAGTATGCAAGCTCACCTGTCTTCAGATTACTAGGGGAACTGGTGTTAGATCCCGTAGTTACTATTTTTATCCTTGTTAATTTAGACATACTAGTATGTGCCTCCTGTTATTGTTAAGTTCTGTCCATCTAATATATTTTTCATGACGAACTTATTTGTTGTTCCATTATATTGAATTACTGCTCCATCAGATTGACCCGATGAATCAACGTCTGTTAAATCCGCTAAAGCAACATTACCGATCTTTAGCGTTTGGGCTATGATCTTCTCTGGATTTCCTCTTATTTTAGCTTTTAAATTAGCCATTATCTAGTAACCCCTGGTGTAACTTCTACCTGTCCTTCTAGGACTCTTGTTTTAGTTCCATTTAGATCTATTTCTACATCATATACATATCTTCCAGGTTTCATAGCATTTGTCGTTGCCGCTGATAAAGATAAACTAATAATCCCAGCTGTCGCATTTGACACAGTTGCCGTGAAATCTACTTTAGTTGATGAGTTATAGTGTTTCCTAATTTGACCAGCTACTGAATAACCAACCAACGAAACTGCATCCCCATCACTATCAGTGACATCAACTGCGGAACTAAAATCTGTTCCTTGGTCAATTGTTAGATTTGCATATACCGCCATTTAATCTATACCTCTTTATTTATGCTTTTTTAATTCTTCGATTTCTGCTTTTAATTCTTTTACTGATTCTACTAATAAACCTATTATCTGGTTATAATCAACAGTTTTATAGGAATCTTCATTATTTAATCCTTCAACTTCCTCTACCGCCCTAGGAAATACTTTTTCTACGTTCTGGGCAATTAGACCAGCTGATTGTTTACCATCTTTTTTCCAATCAAAGGTGACACCATCTAATTTAGATACTATCTGTAAAGCACCATCAATGACTTCAATATTTTCTTTTAATCGTTCATCGGATGATATACTGGTTGAATAAGCAATAACGTTACCATTTGCGTGCATAGTACCGCCATCCATAAAACGGAAATCCTGTAAACCATCAAAATAAAAGTAAATATTGTCTGCACCACCCATGTGGATATAATTATTACCATCATAACCTATATAGCTAACGTCACCTCTTAAATCGCTTTCAATATTAACCGTCGGGCTTGTAGAAGATGCAGTAACATCAATACCAGTACCTGGAGTTACGCCTGTAACTGTACCTTGTGGAATAGATGTATTACCAGCCATTGCTGTCGATGCTGTTCCACCAATAGCTAAGCTTGAAGTTCCTGCTCCAATCGCTGCCCTAACCTCCGCGGCTGTAATATTACTATTTAATGTTGGTGTATGGCCATCAGTTCCACCTGATAATATTGCAGGTGTACCTGTATCAGGAGCAGTGTTAGTAATTATAATTGCAAAACCTTGTCTATTGATTGCAATACCAGATGAACCTGTAAATAAAACTGTTTGACCGTTGGTAACTGTTTTATTTCCACTAGACGGTGACGTTTGAGTACCATTTACATTACCAGCTCTTCCGATAATAAATGAATAATTGTTTGCTGAGCTTGAGATACCGTCTAGTTTAATCTTATCGGATCCTGACATAAGACCAGCTGTACCTATCAAGGTTGGAGATGCTGATGCATTTGCGTATGTTGTATTCGTATCAGACCACGGTACGTTTACTACCATTTGATCATCTGAGTTTAATTGTATACCATATGTTCTACCTGTAGTTGCTGTGACAGTATTAGCTCCTACTGTTTGGTCAACATTTGAGAATAATTCTACACCACCTCTGGTAGTATTAGTTGCAAGTGGTAAACTATAAACTGTATCAGACCAAGGTACGTTAACAAAAGCTTCATTATCATTATCTAATGCAAGTGCATATTTTCTCTGAGATACACTTGTAGTATAACCTGTTTTAATTCCACCAAGAGCTGATGATCCTGCAACTGGTAAACTATAAACTGTATCAGTCCATGGTACATTTACGTAAGCTTTACCGCTTGATAATTCAACTGGATAATCTTTACCATCTTCAGTAAATCCAATTTTAATACCACCAAGTTCAGTTGATGTTGCTGTTTGCAAATCGAATTTAACATCGTAGTCACCACTAGCACCGCCATTGAGAACCACACTTGAATTTATACCTGTACCATCATTAAAGCTTAAAGAATTATCAGGACTTAAATCACCTTTATTAGTTCCATTTTCTTCGATATTTGGTGCACCTGCAGTTGCATTTGATAATATTAATGAACCATCTGCTTCCCATCTATCAGTCGCAAAGTTATATACAATTGAATGTGAACCAGTTACGTTTGAAGCGGCATCTGCATGTACGTTTGTACCTGTGAATAATCTAGTTTCAAGACCAAATCCACCAGTGGTTGGTTCCGAACCTGCTGTTCCCATTAATACCAATGTATCTTCAACTTCTAGCGTAGAAGTATTTAGTTTTGTTTCATCACCTTGAACTATTAAATCACCAGTAATTGTAACTGTATCACTTACGTGGTTACCTAAGGTTACATTACCATTTACCTGTAAAGTACCTCCAATAACAGTATTACCAGATATATCTGCATTACCATCTACATCCAACGAATCAGATTGTAATTCGCCTGTTATATTAACGCCATCTGATTTTGTTTGTAGTTTATTTTGGTTATTATGAAAGAGATTTACTGCACCGCCGTTATATGCTGTTATCATATTAGCATTATTGGCTTGATTATTTAATTCAAATGTGTTGGTAAGAACCTTAATAGGATCACTACTTGATATAACACTATTTGTATCATCATTATCAAGTTGGAATTCGTCTGATCCGCCTAATCTAATCTTTTCACTATAACCTAAGTCTAATGTATTAGCAGTTAAAGCAAATGTAGTATTACTTAAATTAGTAACAGTTGCTTGTCCAAAGTTTCCACTAGTTCTAAAGTTTGAAGATGTAAATGTAAGTGTAGGATCATCAACATTAAAGTCAAAGTTTTGATTTGATGAATCCCAAGTAACATTAATACCAGATTCTGCATTGTTTGCTATCAAATCTTGTGCATTATAGAATGTAACTATATCAGCAGTGTTTGAAGCTGCAGAAGTATTTAATCCTTGTAATTGCCAAGCTCTATCTGGCTTACTACTTACAACAGATTCATTAAATTGTAATCTAACATCTGTACCTGAACCTGGTCTCCTTATTTCTAATCCCATTCCAGTATTAACTGTGATACTAGAATCATTTGGAGTTAATGTTAAGAATGCTGTGTCATATAGTAGTTCACCTGCACCAGAACCAGTTAACAGTGCACCTTGTCTTATATCTAATGTAGATCCTGATGGAAATGTAAATGTTTTTCCAGTTGTAAAATTAGTATCACTATTAATAGTTTGTGTAGAGCCAGATGTTAATTTAAAGCTGGCATCTGCATTTGCATCTACTTCATTTATTGCTAATACCAAATCACCTTTTGCACTAGTTGTAAGATTTGCTTTTGTTCCTAAATGTGCTTGTAGTTCTACTATAGCTGCAGATAAGTCTGTAGCTGAATATCCTGAGTCATCGTCTAGGAGAAGTACGTTTCCTATATCTGATTCGTGTTCTAATATAGCTGAAACGACATTGTTTGCAGTCATTCCACTTAGATCTTGTGAAACTAAATTATTACTTGTTCCTCTTAACCCTAATTCTAATTCATTAATTGATAATACGACGTCGGTATCATTATTCGTGTTTAGATTTTCAATGTTTCCGATATCGTCTTGTAATTCTGTAATAGCATCAACTAGGTTAGTGCTTTTAATTACGATAGCATCTGAATTAGAAGCTGGGGTATTTAATTCGATTGCAGAACCAAATGCTGCATCTCTTTGTGTATTTGAAGATATATTTGAAGCTACGATTCTATTAGAATTATCTGTATGTGGTGCACCTAGGTTTTGTGTATCAGAAAAAGTACCTGTAAGTGTTTTAAATAGTAATTGGCTTGAAGTTGCTGATAAAAGTACACCTGAGAATCCGCCTGATTGTGTTAGTGTAGCACCTTCTGTAAAAGATGCTGGAAGAGTAGGTGAACCAGTTAGTACAACTCTTAATCTATAATTTGGAATATGAAATCCAGCTGGATCAGTTATACTCTGTGGTAATTCTGTTCCACCCTTTGTAACTTTTAAAAGACCTTTTGGATATGATTCTGTAACTATTCTTACCACATTTGCGTGTGCAATAGTATCAGAACCAACAACTAAATTTGAACCAGTGTTAAGTGTACCAGATGAATTTCTAACTAATATTTTAGTAGAGGAAGCACTTACGATTGTGGCTGAATAACCGCCTGATTGTGTAAGGGAAGCACCTGCTATAAAACCAGAAGGTATAGTAGGACTTCCAGTTAAGATAATATATCCTGCTGTGTTATCTACGGACTCTTCAGGTTTAAATTCAAATCTTGCATCATCAAATAATGTCTGACCAGCTGATGCGGTATAAGAATAAACTTTATCACCGATTCGGGAATCTAATAAATCGTTATCCCCTAGGTTTAAAGAAACCTCATTGGTTTTTTGTCTTAGTTCTTCAACAGAATTATTTTTTAAAATTCTAGTTTCGTTATTTGCTGCCATTATTTTTTACCTAAGTTTTTAACTAATTTTTTTAGTTCTTCAATATCGTTTTTCATCCTCATCATCTCATCATCTTTGGCTCGTACTATTCCCATTTGTTCTCTTCTGGAATTCAATTCGGATGTATTAGTATTTATAACCGCTCCAGTATCTAAATTTTTAATTAGATTAGGATTATCTTCTACTTGTGCTTCTTTTTTCTTTCTTGCCATTTTATGTCGCCGCGATTGCTCTAAAGTCTTTTAATAAAGGTACTCTAGAAGAGTTAGTTGAATTAAGTACTACCTTAAATTGCATTGCACCAAAACTTACATTTGCACCTAATGGATCAATACTATATTCTGCTTCTGCAAATTCACTTGGGTTATCATTAAAGGTAATAGGATCTATTGGACTAGCTTCTGTCCATGGTACATCGTTCATTTCTGTATAGTCTACGTTATTAACCCTAACTGTACCATCCCCTTGAAGTACTCTCCAATATAATCTTACGCTACCTGCAGTTGGTAGGTTGACTGATAGATATGCTTTGATTATATCTGCTTCATCTTTTAGATCAACCTTCTTAGTAATATATTTTGAAACTGCATCACCACCTCTTGCAACAGTACCTTCGTTTGAATTAGTATTTGAAATTCTATTTTGGACTGAAACTACTGAGAATCTATTCATATCTATGACTGGTGATAAATGTGATTTAGTTGAAGTCATACGACATCTAAGTACAAATGATTTTCCACCAGATCCAAGAGTAGCAGTTTCTTGTGCGGAATGTGCTATCGTTCTTGGCGATGCGAATATAACATTTTTACCTGGTAATACCTCAAATTCTGTTCCAGCGCTATATGAACCACCCTGTCCAGCAGTTGTTGAATTCATAATTGTTGCAAAGAATCTAATATCCGTATCTGGGAATTTAAGATGTTCTGCGTAAAGATTCATAACATCCATATGTCTATTTTCTTGAACAACCACTGATGTTCCACCACCTGGACCAACACCAGTTGTTGCATTGTTATTTGAAAGGTCTGAATTAGCTGCGGTAATTGTATAACCATCGTGGGTAATATTACTAATAACATGGCTTCCATTAATATTATTAGCTGCGATACCGTTAATTGCTCCAGCTCCTGAAACTACAATTGTTGAACCTGCATACATTCCGTGGTTAGGATGATTAACAGTAATTACTCCGCTGTTTTGCGTAGTTGCTAAAGGATTCGCTGGTAGAGTTTTATTTGGTAAAATATCATTTACTAAAGTAATCTCGGAATGAGTTGATATATCAAAGTCTGCTCTATTTAATTTAAACTTAAGATCTTTAGATTGCTCTGGTGTCCAAGTTGAAGCATTTGCTGATGTAAAGAATACCCCATTGTAAGGTTGTTTTGTAATTCTTTCAGATGTATTTGTAACATCGAATCCACCCATTTCTGCTACCCAAACATTATAATCATCACATTGTGATATAAGAACAACAGCATATTCTCTATCTTGTGATAGATATACTGGGTAATCAAATGCAAAGTTTGTTGCTTGAGTTGCATCAGCTGATGGAGTAACTTGGGCTGGTAGTAATACCTTTCTCGATCCTGGTACTACTCTTTGTGTTGGATTACCATCTTGCATCTCACGAATTTCTAATCTAATTGCAACGTTTTCGGTATTTTTACTCTGGAAGAATATATCTATAGATGAAGCAAATAGTCCACCCTCTTGTTGTATTAAGAATGATTCTGCAACTGGATCGATCCATTCTACTGTTTCGTGTGTTGATACACTTGTGTCAACGATCGTCCTAGAGCTGTTTAATTCAGTTGTTGATATAACAGGAACTTTAGTAGAAGTAATTGTACGTTGTTTACTTTCTATTAATCCAGCAGCTGTATATATTGCATCGGCTGATGTAGTTTCTAATTCTTTATTGTTTGCTGCATTATCAGTTAATCTAAATGTTCTAGAACCTGTTTTAAATCTAAGAGAAGAACTGTTTGGTATAATAACCGAACCTGCTATACTTCCATTTATGTCTGTTTCTAATGCACCCGAACCGCTGTCATAGTGAGAAGTAAGACCTGCGTGTTCTACTACAGAGGATCTACTTGAAAATTCTACATATGCTTTTTGTTTTGCATAAGCTGTAATGTCTGTTCCATCAAAGAAAACAAATACCTTCGATTTAGGTTTCATTTGATCTGCTTTAAAGAATACCTCTCTCGATCTAATGAAAGGAGCAAAGTTAACTTCTACGACTCTATCTCCGCTTTCTTTTGTAATAGTATCAAATCCTAAATCAGTTCTTAATCCTGATCTAGCTTGGCCTTGTGTAGTCTGGGTAGTAGTCTGAGTTGTGGTAGTTACCTTAATACCTCTACCTCTTACTCTTTCTCTTGTAACATTTGTATCTTCGGAAACATCTACACCAGTCCAGTTGGTTTCCCATTCGTTCCAAACTGTACCTAAAATACCTGTTGCATCTGCCATCGTTTTAAATTGATCATATTGTGAAGTATCATCAATAAAAATACTTGGTCTTACATCAACATCTTTCCATTCATCGCTGTCCGGAGATAGTTCTAATATACCTGTCCAGTCAAATACGTTGTACGGGTTTACGTTTACGAATTGTGATGCGTATGGTTGATTAATGTAATTAACCTCTGCTGTACTTGCTCTCTTCATTGTTCCTAGCGAGCCATTAACTACTACTGTTCCGGAATCACCAGCTTTACGAACTAAGTTAGTACTTCTTTCATCAAATTTTGGTCTTGCTGTACCTGTTCCTTTATCCATTGAAATATTATAATCTGGATTAGATGCATCACCAATCTGATGACCTCTAAATGAATCTACTAAGAATCCATTCTTAAATCTACTTAAACCAGAGCTATCTACAATATGTGCATCAGCTGCGTTTTGTTCTAGTAATGAAAGTGATACATAATACTCTAGGTTTTTAACACGTTTTTCTAATTTACCGATATCACGCATTGTAAATCTTTTGTTGTCTATGATAACTGGTCTAACATCATCTAAGTTATAAACAAATGGATTAAGATGTAAATCATAAACTCCCATTGTATCATCTGGGGTTTTTGGTGCTTTTGGACTATCTGCCGGTACACCTTTTTCTACTTTATATTCACCTAATTTGTTAACATATAACTTATCAATACGTTTCATATAATAAGTTATTTCAGATGTAACTGTATGGTTTGTGTTTGGTGCTTGTGAAACTGATCCACCCGTCGAAGTAAAGTCTGTTCCGTTATCAGCAATTCTTGGTCTAAAATCTATACAATCCCTAAGAGAAACTTCACCATCTCTAGATGAATTAAATGTTCCAATAGTAGCATAATCCGCTGGTGGATATGAATCTGCAGAGATATAATTACCAGCACCATGTGTATAGTAGTCATAATTAATTGATAATGTTCCAGGTATATTTGCAAATCCTGGTTTTAAAACAATCTTTGCAAGATCGTAAAATGTATCTCTTTGTCCATTATCCAAAGTAAACTGATCAGTAACGTTTACATTATTTGAATCTGTAATTGAATTGATTCGGATAACATCGGCCTTTCCTATACCTAAGGTTCCACCGTTTAAACTTCCAGTAACTGTTTGACTGTTTAATCTTGTTTTTGTTTTCTCATCAACATTCTTTTGTACAGTAGCGATTAGCTCACAGGCTGCTCCACTTGGTACACCAGCAATTGTAATAGATGTGGTTGAGCTTGAAGATATTTCGTATCCACCAGCTGCTGTTCCGTTAGTTAATTTTGTTGCAGCACCAACAGGAGATAACACATTGTTTGTTGTATCAACAAACGTTGGACCACCTGATATTGTAAAGGTTACATTCGTACCTGTTGCTGTAGCTTTAAAATGTTCTCTTACCCTAATAATATTATCTGTTGTAGTTTGTCCATCTTGATTTAATGTTTTAATAGCATCAAATGGTAATTTATAAACTAATGAACTATTACCTGTATCTTCCAATAATGCTTGTGATGCTGTTAATAATATATTAGCTGCAAATGCTTGAGTTGCAGGAGATCCAGAATCCGTTTGTGAAACACTTCTAACATTGTTAAAAGTATTTGTGCCAGTCATTCTAATATCAAATAAATATAATTTAGCATGAGAGGCATTTGAAACAATATCTAATCCTCTTGCTCGAGCACTACCAATTGTTGCATTGCTACCATTTTTTAAAGCTAATGCTCTAAATGTATCTAAATCTGGTAAACCAGTTAATCCACTTAATTGCAATTTAATAAATGCACCCAATTTAACCTGGGTTGCTGCATAGTTAACATTGTTTGTTGCGTCTGTTCCTCTTGGCTTATCTACCGCAACATATTGGGTATCGGTGTGTTCTTTTCTAAATCCTTTAACATAAGTAACTGCTGGTTCAACACCAATAGCTAATTTATCTGCAGATCCACCATCACCAGATAATTTTAATCCACCATTACCTGCTCCGTCATCAAGATGTTCACGTATATTTAACTCAATTGGGTTTACACTGTAATCACCTGACTCTTCGAACGTTCTTGTAGCTAATCTTCTTCCTAAAGCAGCATCATTTGTTTTATCTGTTTCATCTATTTGTTTCTTTCCATTAGTAATAGTTACTAGTGGGATATAACTATCTTCAGTTCTAGCAGATAGATCCAAAGGTTGTTTTATGAGAGATGTAGCTATCTTATATCTGTCTGCGCCTGGGGCTGCAAAGTTTGGAGTTCCTGTAGCATTATCGTTTAACGTACTATCTTGTGCTGTTCCTGCTAATGTTTCTGTTACGGATAAACCAACAATATAATTTGGGGTGTTTGTATATTTGTCTAATATTAAAGATCCAGCTGGAACATGTACAAAATTACCTGCAATAAAGTAAACACCTTCTTCGATATTTACTCTAGAACCCTTTCCAATAGGAGTTACTCCTGAAGTTTTTATTTTACCATGCCTAACTGTACCTGATGTTGTACTTGTATTAGAGGTAAATTCTTCTGAAGCTGCAAACGTATCTACGGTTCTATTTCCAGTTGCTCCACCTTTTTCTCCATATTTAACATAGAGTGTATTTGGATCGGATCCTTCTGCAGCAATTGCTGCGATTACTTTAGCTGTAATTTGATTTCCACTATTACCTAATCCAGTAATTGTAGATCCAACAAACTCTGAAAGATATGCATCTGTATTAACTGCGCCACCAACAGTGTGGGTAAATGCAGATTCAATCTTTATAAATTCAAAATTTACATCTAAACTAACTTCACCATTAACTACTTTTGATCCATCTTTAAAAGCATACCTTCCGTGTCGATCAATTTGTGCTTGTAGTGCAGTTTGTAGTTGAGTTAATTCTCTTGCTTGTACTGCAACACCGGGTTTAAATAATATTCTTTGATAACCTTTACTCTCATCAAAGTCATCGAAATACGGTGATATGTTGTAGTTTTTTACTTTTGTTGCCATGTTTTTTACCTTCTAATAAATTAGAATTCAATAATTAATTTAATGTCTTCAATCTGTGTTGCGGTTCTATTAATAGGTGTTCTATTTTCTAGGAAAAGCATTTTACCAGAATCTCTATCAACTTCCGGATTACCAACAGCATTCGAGGATTCCAAAGCACCTGATGTATTTGATGTTTGTCCTGTAATCGTTTCCCCATTTGCGAAAGCTGTATATCCTGTTTTACTATTTTGTGCATAATAGATATATCCGTTTGTAGTATCTATATCAACTGCAAAAGCTTTTGCTCCAGATGTTCCGCCAACTAGTAATTCATCAACTTGAAAATTACTTAAAGAAACACCAGACGCAAAATCTAAATATTTCATAGCTTTTAATGTAGCTGCTGTAGATGTAGTAGTTGTTCCAAAGTTAACTGGATTCTTTACCAAAGAGATTTGTCTAAAATCATTTCCTACTGTTAAGTCATTACCTGATCCACCTGTACCAGTTAATTGCGTATTAATACCAACAAAGAATGCTCCTAGTTCTGCAATAGGATCTACTCCGTGTCCTTTACCTGGGGCAAGTGTTGCGTTAGCAGTTGCACTTGAACCGTTACCACCTGAGATAAGTATTTTTGCAAATGTATATCCTGCACCTTTTGCAGTAATATTGATTCCTGTAACTTTATTACCAGCTACTGTTGCTGTTGCTGTTGCGCCTGTTCCATCGCCTGTAATTGTAACTGTTGGAGTACCTGTATATCCTGTACCTTGATTACTAATTTCAGCTCTCTCGATACCCCCCGCGTTCGCGTGGTCACGTGAAGCTTTTTGGTTTAGATATTGGGCGTAATCTCCTTCACTTAAAGCTGCTTGAGCTGCTGAATCACTATTGTAAGCAAGGGAAACGGTCTTAACTGGCATATACGATGTTGTAAGGAATTTTTCTGAATCTACTACCTGAACTGTAAACAGATATTTCCAGGTATACCCGTCTGACTCTGCAGTTGGTACTGTTAATGTTTGAGTAGGCTGTACTGTAGAAGCACCAGTTCCAGCTACGATACATTTATAAACTTTAAATTCTGCTGTAATAATATAAAAAGCTTTATCAAATATAGCTCCATCATTACTATCCCAAGCAAAATATGAAGCTCCTGAAGCCCATGTGTATCTTGGTACTACGTGAGATATATCAGTAGCATTTACTTTTTGCATAGCCATGAAATTGGCTCTTGCTTCTCCAATATCATCTATATGATCGTTTGGTGGGAATTCAGCCCCAATATCTGTTGAATCTGTCGTATCTGATGTTGTTGAAGACCAGACATCGGATTTACCAATAGCTACATATACGCTAGCTCCAGCTACGTCTTCTTTAAAATTCTCAGCGTTTACGACCCTAAAGTCTGATGTGACTATTGCTGTCATTTTCGTTTCCTCTTATATTATATTACTTCTTCGTGTACAAAACTGCCCACGTTATATCTATTTATACTAATTGAACCAACGTTTTGTAGTTGTGTTGACCCAATTTGTTCAATTCTATTGTTATTATTATAGAACCTTGCAGTTGTTGCAAAGTCTGATTTCTGTTCAAATGGATTAGTTTCATCTAATGTTTCACTAATATCATTCTTATGATTTGTAAGAATAATGAGTATAGATTCGTGATCTTTTGCTCTCTGTTCATTATTAACCTGACTTCCTATTCTTACTTCTGGATCTACAACATAACCGTTTCCTACATTTGTTATAGTAGAGCCAGTTATTTCTCCATCTGCATTTAATGTTAAAGTTGCTGTAGCTGTAACATTTGTACTTAACGGATTTCCATCTTGGTCTACAGATGTTGGTGCTTCAAAAACTAAATTAGGAGCTGAATCATATTGCTTTTTAGCTGCCAATCCACTTATATTTATAGCAGCTATTTTACCTGCATTTGGATTAGCTGTTACTACAGCTGCTATATTTGCATACCCAGAACCAGCACTATTGATTGTAATATTGTCTACATCAACCTGACCTTCAGAGGTTAATCCAACTGTAACCTGTGGAGCAACTAAACTTTGCCCAGATATTGCTTGCCCATTAAAACCAATTGTTGGGGGAGAGTTGCTTGGATATCCGAATCCTGGTTCTGAAAGTTCTACTTTAGTTAATTGGCCAGATGCATTTATTGTTAAAGAGAATGTTGCTGATTTGTGTATCTTCGCCTCGACACCTGGTAGGAAAGAAGACACGAATGATTGTACTAATAATGGTAAATCCTCAATGCCGATTGCACCAGGTTGTCTGATTGGCATTGCTGAATTTAAATCTCTACTAATTCCTGCAACTGCTGGTAATTGTTTTCTAAACGCTGTAACCCCGGTACTTACTAAGTTAAGTAAGATTAAGATTTCACCAAAGAAAATAAATCCAGCTGGATGTACTAATTTGTCATAAACATTTTTCCAGTCAGATACGTTTTTACCTGTTTTAATTAAGTAACTAAACTTTTGGAATCTAAAACTATCTTGTAACTTTATTCTGTCAGATAGGAATCCTTTGTTATCTAGATATCTATTTTGGTTTGTATCAAAATTACCAGAAGAAGGTATAAGGGTTTTATCATACGGTCGTTCTACAATAACCTGTTCATTAAATAATAATCTAAAGAATATTTCAATACTATCTGAATTACCTCTTACCTTATAAAAATCTAATATTTGTTTATATAGATTTCTTTTATTAACAGTTACGTTTCTAGGAATAGCTGCAGCAATTTCTTTTTGCATTAACTCTAGATAATTTAAACTGTTTTGGTCTATATCTAAAGCACCTTCTATCGAACTCATTACATTTGATGGACCTGGACCAACCCATTTTTTAACTATAGTTGTAAGAGAACAAGATAAACTATTAAATGCTGATAATCCATTAACAGTAAATGTTTTACCAGTTTCTACGGCTAGGTTTGCTAAAGAACCCGGAAGTTCATTTCCGTTTGTAATTGCAACATTATTATCAACTAAGGGAATATTAACGGTGTTTCCGTTTAATTGTGTAACTGTAAGTGTTGAGTTTTGACCGTCAAAGTCTGTAAAAAATTGATCGTTATTATTTTCAGGATCAGAAATTCTAAACTGTGCTTGTCCACCAAGTATAACATCATTAAATGTTAATGTTTCTTGATATATGAATTCATCTAAATTTAAAAATGTGTAATAAGCTTTTAATAAGCTATCCAACATTGGAGCATCTTCCAATATATGGGATGGAAGGACTTGGGTATATCTTATGTCCTCTTTCGTCTTCCCTTTTGTTGAATTAGAAGATTCTATATATCCTGGAGAACTTTTTTCTGTATATCTTGGCATTATTTAAATCTTGAGGTTGTTGTATAATTAATAGAACCTGTTGAACCGCTAACTGCGATTGTATCAATCTCTGGGCTTATCACCACTCTCGAATCGTCAATAGAAAGTAGTTGATCTCTTTTTGGAGCTAAATCTAATGAATTAGGAGTTAAGACTAATCTTATTGCTGTAGTATCGTCTGGTTGGAAACTATTTAAAACTAATTTTCCTTTTTCTACATCTATTGTTCCAGCATTATTGATAACAGTTACGTTCGAACCTGCAACAATTTTATAAACGATTACCTGTCGTGTAGTAGAACCTGTAATAGGTATATCACCAAAGAAACATTCTTCTCCGTTAATCTTCATCACTGTACTATTTAAAACAAAGTTGGATGAACTTCCTGATTGGAAGAATGGTGATGTAAACGTTAAATCAAAATTATTTAATCCATTACTAATAGGAGTAATTGTTTGAAACATACGAGGCCGAATAGAACTATTTAGAATTGCTGGATCAGAGTTGTCAATATTTCTTAGCAATTCAGAATGTCTGAATACCCCGTCAAATTTATTTAGGTTATTAAAATTATAATCTTTAATAGTATCTCTTACAACTGTTTGTAAGTCTGTAGAACTTCTATCTGTTAAGTTTGGATTATATTTAAATGATATATCTAATTCTAAATTAGTAAAGTTTGGATCAACTATTTCGGGGGTAATCGAAACTACATTTTTACCCTTTAATATTGTTCCTGTAATTTCAAGTTTCTCTGCAGCTGTTAATGTTTGGGATAGTAGAGGCTTAATTGCAACATATGCTTTACCATATTCTGGTGGATCCTGATCTTCCCCACCCCATGTAGATATAGAATCAATATTAGAAAATGATTTCTTAATAATTGCTGCGTAGTCATCTGCCGTTACGGCTCTGTTTTGAGAAGTAAATGTAAGTGGTGCATTAAATCTTATACTTTCAGAAGTCTCTTGATCAACTCCACCTGTTGATAAAGCTTTAGTTGTAACACTAATTACTGAATAACCGCCAACGGTATCTACCATACTAAACCCATCGGTTGCATTTACTGCTTTACCTGCACCATTTGAATCCTTCCCTTTGGTTATAACATAATCGATAGTAACAATATTATTGTTTACTGGTTTAAATCCTGTTACACCATCACCGAAATATATTTCAAAATATTCATTTGAATTTTGTTGAAGGTAAAATGTTTTAGTTTCAGCGTTTACCGATGAGAGACTTTCAAACTTAGTGTATATATCAAAGGAAGTACTTTCCTCATTTTCTTGTACACGTACGCGAAGTGTGGACGTGTCCGCGTGATCGTCCGACAATTGAAACTTTTGGTTTTCTATATCGTTATCAACTCTGTATTTTAATTGTCTAAATGTTCCTTCTGCAACAGTTACATTAAGAAATGTAAACTTATTATCTCCACCAATAGTTGCTGTATGATTATTTAATACCACATATTGGAATTCTTCACCGCTAACTAGGGTTTTTAATTTTGTTCCTCTAGGAAGAGTAAGGGTTGTTGGTATATCCCCTGATTCTTCTGCAACATCAACACTTATCTCTACATTAGCTCTTGGTGCGAGAATTGATCTAGGAATATATCCCAACAGTTTTGCTCTTGTAACCACGTTACCACGAATCTGTGCAGAATCCAGGAATGCTTCATTTAATGCAAAGTGTGCATTCATTGCATTATAATGTGTATTATATGCTAGAACATCTAGTAATACACTCATTCCAGAACCGTCAAAATCGTAATCGTTAAATTCTGTTTGTTGTTTTAGATATGCTTTTAGATTAGATTTTATATCATCAAAATCTAATTCTGTAACCTTTAAATTTGTAGCCATTATCGTAACCTTCTTAATACTATTTCAACAGTATCATTACTGTCGTATTCTTTTATTTTAAACTTAACCAGTATTCTATAAGCGTTCTCATCTGGTAAATCCTTTATATCAATATCTCTTACAATCACTCTTGGCTCATGATTGTTTATCACATTAAATATATTTTCTCTTAATGCAATTTTTGTTAGAATATCTGCTGGTTCAAATAATAATCCCCTTAGATTAGCACCAAGAAATGGTTGAAACGGTCGTTCGTTCGCGTTCGTGATTAAAAGGTTTTTAACAGCATTCTTTACCGCATTATCATCTTTTAACACGTTTAGATCTTTTCGAATCGGATGTATACCTAATGTCAGATCTAAATCTCTATGACCCTTCCGGCGTGATACGATCTTAGCCTTAGAAAGATCTCTTGATATACTTTTATCTGATTGTATTAATGTAGACATATATCTATTTATACCTATTCTTATGCCGGATCAGGTGCTGCTGGTCCAGAAGTTTTTGCCCCATCTCCCTGTTCTGTATGAACATGAGTTGCTAGTGTTGCACCTTTATCCGTTATAGTTCCTTGAGCTACAATCGTTTTAGCATTTGTCTGTGCTTCAGTAACATGTAGTGTTCCAGTGATGGTTGTATTACCATCTATGTTTACTATATCATTTGATGCATCAATACTAACAGTTCCTTCGTCTGATATATTTATTGTTGTACCTGAATGGTGCAATAAATTAATTGTATTTGTACTTGGATTTAAAGTAAGGGTATGTGTTTTAGGTTCATCGCCTATTCCAGTACTTTTTAATATAGTAATTCCATCTTGGTCTATATTTAATGTAGAGGTATTTGTACCATGTTTTATATTAATTCTTTCTAGTCCAACAGTATTATCTAATTCAACTAAATGTCCACCAACAGTTTTTGTTACTTGGTTTGCATTTAAATCATCTACCTCTGTTGGAACGTCTGATGTTCCTGATTTGTTTCCATACGTACCTTGGAATCCTAATGAAGTGTCTATTGTCTCTTCTGTAAAAGACATAATGCTTCCAAGTATAATAGGATCCTGCGCACTTGGTCCATCACGGAAGAATCCAACCACCCATGAACCAGATAGTAATTGATGATTTTGTCCTATACCTTCTACGCTTGGAGAAGTGCTTGGCATCATAACTGTAGCAAATGGAAGATCTTCTGTTTTTACTTCTGTTTTATCATCCGTGTGATAACCGAAGCATCTTACTTTAACTCTATTTAATTTTTTAGGATCGTTAGTGTCTTCTACAACTCCTAAGAACCAATCAAACTGTCCACCTACAAACTGATCATCATGTCTTAACATTATTCTATACCTCTTTCTATAGAGTCTTTTTGTACTTTCAATTGCATCGTATAAGATTCTGGTCCTATCATGTGAGTGACACCAGTAACCAGATAATTATCTCCTAAAAATCTATCTAATGGTACTGTTGGTTGTTCTTGTTCTAGTGTATCTGAAGACTGAACAATTTTAAGTTTAATCTTTTTACCAACGGTCATATTAAAATCCCCTGATATAGAAAAGTTCTGAGTCATGAAATTCATAGTTGATAAATGGGATTGTGCTTTTAATAAAGTAATGTGATTCGGCTCATGATAATTTTTATGTGAAGGATATGCATCGGTATTTCTAGATATGAAATGATGCTTACCTTCTTTTAACTCATTTAATTTTCTATCTTTAAACTTTGTCAAATCACTAAAGGGTTTATTCTTATTAATTTTCTTTGGAGTACTTTTTTCATAATCGAAAAAGCTTTTCTTATAACTTTTCTTAGAGATGTCTAGAGAATGTAAAGTAGATGCATAAGATCCATTTGCCATGGCTTCTAACTTAGACATACCTAATTCAGATCCAAATTGATTTATTCTTCTAGATTGTTCGTCGTATGCTTCTTTTGTTCCCATCTCAAATTCAAAATAAGGTTTAAATTCATATTCATTATATATTTCTTGCTCTAATAAATTTTCATATGAATTAAATTGTACTCCATCCTGGGTTGTTTCGTAAAAATAATATGGAGTTCCATTATCAAATGCATTTCTTAATAACCAGTTAACAGATTGAATTGGTCTAAGAGTTGGATAAATTCCTTTAATTACCTCTTGAGTATCTGTATTGATTTCACATTTCTCTATTCCTAAATCTTTATCACAAATATTTTTTACTAATTGACCAATTGATCCTTGGAAAGATCTTCGTAATGCTTTAGTTTGATTAATATATAAATGTTTCGAAACACACCTTAACTTATAATATTGTGTTCCCGGATCCTGTCTTACGTAATTAAATACCTCTGCAATGTGTAATGACAATTCAAACTTTTCTTTTGAATCTCTATCTTCTCCACCAGCTTGCCTTTGTATTTTTAAAGATATCTGTTCATGACCATTTATTTGTGCAAATTCTAAAAGGTTAGTAGAATCTCTAACATAAAGAATTACCTCTAAAAAGGGTTTATTAATATCTTCATATATTTCTATTTTTTGAACTAGCTTTTTTATATCTAGTTCTTTTGAATCGTGGTGGGTTAATTTAGCATGTACAATATTAAATGCTTCTGGGTTAACCGAAACCGATCCTACTACTTTAGCTGTTCTAGGCATTTATTAAATTCTCAAATTCTTCTGCAAATTGTTCTACATAAGCAGGAGCAATAACTCTTATCTTAGATCTTTCATCGTTAATCTCTTCAACAACTGCACGATTTGTTTTAAATGATAAATCACTGGTTGGAACTCCACCTTGGACATATGCGGCATTTGTAACAGGTTTTTCTTCTTTGTCCCCTGTAACAAACCAGTGATGGGGAGCTTCTGCGTATTTGTATGCTTGATATGAGTCAACAAAATCTCCACTTGTTTGACCAGTTATTCTTTCTGTTGTGTTTGTAGGGAGTGTGGTAGGATCACCTAAGAAAGCACCAGTTACATCTTGAATTACTAATTGATTTAAATCCAAATCTTTTTTAACTAGTGTTCCTGTCGCTCCGGATGTTCCACCTTGGATTGTTTCTCCTAATTGAAATAGACCA